GGAAATGGGAGGAGGCAGCGGACTCAAGTATGCTGCGTCTACAATCATCTATCTCAGCAAGAAAAAAGAGAAAGATGGAACAGAAATCGTCGGCAATATTATCAAGGCTAAGACTGCTAAGTCTCGTTTGAGTAAGGAGAATAAAGATGTGGAAATTCGTCTTTATTATGATGAGCGTGGTCTTGATAGATATTACGGTCTTCTTGAACTTGGTGAACTGGGCGGTCTCTGGAAAAATGTTGCAGGTCGATATGAAATCGACGGCAAAAAAGTCTATGCTAAGCAGGTCTACAAAGAACCCGAAAAGTATTTTACTGATGAAGTAATGCAGCAACTTGATGAGGTTGCTAACAAAGAGTTTAGTTACGGTGAATGACTTTGGATAGGATTGAATTGACAATCCTAAGGAACCTGATACATGATGAAGAGTTTCTTAGGAAGGTTCTACCTTTCATAGAACCTGATTATTTTGATGAGCGTACTGAGCGGGTGATCTTCGAAGAGATTGCCACATTTGCCCAAGAGTATGACAGGATTCTTACTCCTGAAATCCTTGGCATTGAAGTTCAGAATAGAGACGATCTAACTGAACAAGAATACAAAGACATTGGTCGTGTAGTTGACATCTTAAAAGAGAGCGAGACTCACTCTCAATGGTTACTTGACGCTACTGAAAAGTGGTGTCGTGATCGTGCCATCTATTTGGCACTCATGGAATCAATTCAAATTGCAGACGGCAAAGATTCCAAGAAAACTAGGGATGCAATCCCTGGTATTCTGTCGGATGCACTTGCAGTCTCATTTGATAATCACATTGGACATGATTATCTTGAAGACTATGAGCAACGCTACGAATCCTATCATAAACAGGAATCTAAGATCCCGTTCGACCTTGATTACTTTAACAAGATTACGAAAGGCGGTCTCCCTAATAAAACACTTAACATTGCTCTGGCTGGCACAGGCGTTGGTAAGTCTTTGTTTATGTGTCATGTCGCAAGCTCGGTGCTATTACAGGGCAAGAATGTCTTATACATCACGCTTGAAATGGCTGAAGAAAAAATTGCAGAAAGAATTGATGCTAATCTTCTTAATGTTAACATCAGAGATCTAGTCGAACTTCCTCGTCAGATGTTTGAGACAAAAGTATCTAACCTCGCTGCAAAAACACAAGGATCACTTATAATTAAAGAATATCCTACAGCCAGTGCCCATAGTGGACATTTTAAATCATTGCTCAACGATTTGGCACTTAAGAAATCTTTTCGTCCTGATATCATTTTCATTGATTACCTTAATATATGTGCTTCCTCACGCTATCGCGGAGCAATTGGTGTCAATTCATATAGCTATATCAAGGCAATTGCTGAAGAACTTAGAGGGCTCGCTGTCGAAGCAGAGGTCCCTATCGTATCTGCCACCCAGACCACTCGCTCTGGTTATAGTAGCAGTGATGTTGACATTACTGATACTAGTGAGTCCTTTGGGCTCCCTGCTACTGCTGATCTTATGTTTGCCCTTATTTCATCTGAAGATCTTGAAGGACTCGGGCAAATTATGGTGAAGCAGTTGAAGAACAGATACAATGATCTTAATGTGAATAAGAGATTTGTCCTAGGAGTTGACAGGGCAAAGATGAGGTTGTATGATTGTGATCAGTCTGAAGGTGGAAGTTTGCATGATAGTGGAAACGAAACTGTTGCAGAAGAATTTGTAAAGTCAAATAAGTTTGAGGGATTCAAATTTGATTAGATCAGCAGACGAAATTTGGGATCAAATTTCTGAGGTTAATAACCTTGAGTTTGAATACTTGCTGCTTGGCGGCAAGGTCCCTGTAATTGTGGCTAATGATGTTTATAAGAATCCAGACTTAGTGTCTGAATTTTTTGAGAATCTTGATTACTGGGAGACCAGAGAAATCGATAATACTCAAATCATTCGCCCTGGACTTACTCATGCATTTCCTGATATTATTCAGAAACAAATTGTAGGAGCATTGAGTGAGAGAATCAGACAACTGTTCGGTGTTTCTAAACTAGACATCTTTGATTTGTACAGTCAATGCACTAGTGGAGATATGACATTGGACACCACGGGTGGACTCTGTTGCTACCCCCACATCGATGTTCCCATCTACGATTCATTCGACCCAATTCCATGCTTTGTTACCAACATAAATTTTTCTAAGAGTAATGATCCAGTCACCACTGGTTTCTGGTCTTGGCGGGGAAAATTAAACTCTTTGGATTTTAATCGTATAGATAAAAATGCTCTGGAACAATTCTACAACAGACATTTGGACCTGCAGGTAAACTCTTGGTTCCAAATGAAAGACTATGAAGATTTCAAACTTGAAACTTCTCACACTATGGGGTATAATAGTCTGGTAATGTACCCAACTACACATGTCCATAATGGATACATTGAACCAGAATGGTTCCGCGATAGTCAGAGATTGATGCTCTCTGCTTTCTATTTCGTATCCCCAGAAGATCTTGATTTTGAAGAGAGAAACATGGATACGGTCTCCTATAGTTGGGAACACTTTAGACTCGATACTCTGTTTAACTATCACCCTAAACAAACAACCTTCGAATAATTATCATGCCTACTTACTCTTCTGCAATTGCTGATGGTCTTCCTGAACCTCAGCGCCCTCAAGCAACACCCCCTCGTCGTCCTCGTGCCAAAGAGTTCTGGGAGATTGAACCTGGGGATCCCGAGGCATCTGCTTGGTCTGATAATCCAAATACTCCCACTGAGCAACCTACCCCTGTTCAACAACAGCAAGAAGCAATACAAAACATGCAGGTTGTAGTTACTAAGGAGCAACCTAAAAAATATGGTAACTATATTGAGTTTGTCGATCAGGTTACCAGTGCTCCTTCAAAAGATGGTGCTCAGTTTATTGCTCGTGTTGCTGCTCTGCAGGCTGGTGGTTGTGACATCCACCGTCTCCTGACTGCTGCTGTTGGTATCGCTGCTGAAGGTGGTGAGTTCATGGAGATCGTTAAGAAGATCACCTTCCAAGGCAAACCCTGGAACGCTGATAACATTGATCACCTGAAGATCGAACTCGGTGATGTCATGTGGTCTGTCGCTCAGGCATGTATGGCACTGGACATCTCTCTGGAAGAAGTTCTGGATCGTAACATCAGCAAACTTGCTGCTCGTTATCCCGAAGGAACCTTCGATGCATATTATTCTGAAAACCGTAAAGCGGGTGACCTTTGATGATCAACCTTGAACTCGAACCCCAAACGGCAGTCCATGTATTGCAAGCTCTTGTAGATGCTCAGAACGGATATACCTATGAAGAGCATTGTGTCCCTACTCGTATCGTTGAAATTCGTGAAGTAATTTCTCGGATTGATACTGCTCTTGATGAGGCAATGAACGACTAATGCTTTCTCTTTGGATTCACCTAGTAGCATTCTTCCAAGTTGTCGTAATGAATTGCATTCAACCAGTTAACTGGAAGTATTGCTATCGGGTGGACCAGTGGTTGATTCCAGATGTTGTAGAAGGATATCAACTTTGGACTGGAGAAAAACATCCTTATCAGAATGAAAAGGACTATCTAAATAAGAGGGAATAGCACTCCCTCTTTTTTCATGGCTGAACCGTCAGAAGGTTTTTTTGCTGGTTGTGCTTTATGCACCAATCAAGAAATGGATGCGGCGGTTGCTAATGAGACCAGTCTGCAAAATTTCTACAACATCATGTATCAAAGGTACATGAGTGCTGGAGTTGTTGGGGCTGGTAATGTAAAGAAGGATTTTGAAAAAGTAATTACCTTATCATCAAGCACAAAAACAGATAAGTTTTATTCTGACTTGGTAGTAGGAATTTCTGCAGTCAAAGCAGTTAGGCAATATCTTGCTGCTAGTTCAACTATGAGAGGAATTTCTGGAAACAGTGTTCCCAATGCAGTGTATCTTACTGGTACGCAATGGCCAGCTGCAGTACAACAATTTAAGTTCGCTGCATTTGGAATGGCGGACTACAACTCATCTGATTTGATTCTTCAATATGGCAATAATTATGTTGGGGTATCGCTGAAAAAGAAACCAAAAGGAACAGCAGCAGATCCCACTCTTATCAACAAGGCGTTTGATACTGTTCTCAATGGACCA